GCTAGTGTTTTACTTATACCTTGGACTGGTGGATTATCAGTTGCAGGTAGAATGGCATCAGCTAAAGCAACTCAAGCTGGATTAAAAAAATTAGCTGGTCAACAAATAACTAAAAATTTAAATCAAGTAGGTACAAAGATACCTTTTCAAAAATTAAAAAGTCCTTTAACTAAAAAACAAACAGGTGCTATATTAGCAACTGAAGGTTTTACTTATGGTTCTATTGATGAATATATGCGACAAGGTGTAGAAGTAGAAACAGACCAAAGAGCATTTAGAGATACAGGAGCAGTATTAAAAGCAGGTGCAATAACAGGAGCAGGTGCAACTGGATTATATGGATTAGGATTAGCTGCATCTAGATTACCAAAATTTCAAAGAGCTTTACAAGATAGAAGAATAGATAGAATAGATAATAATGATAATTATAAAGCTGATTTAGTCGATAAAGGTAGTGAGTTTTTAGATAATACTACAGATGCTACTGCTAAATTATTTAGTTTATTTACAAAACCTACCAGTAGATTTATTGGTAGAATGAAAAAATCTAAAACTTTAGAAGAACTTGTAAAAATATTTAGATATGATGCAGACAAAAAATTTGTTGCAAGTGAGTTAGGTAAACAAGAAAGATTAGCCTATAGTTTTAATGAAGAGTTACAAGATTTATTAGGCGATTATAATGAAGAATTATTTGATATTATTAATCCATTAAAAACTAGAGGAACATTTCAAGTTCCAGCTATGGGTTCAAGAGATGCTTTTTTTAAACTTCCGTTTGGACAAAGAGCTAAAACAAAATTAACTAAAGAAAAAAAAGCATTAAATCCTATAACATTAGCTTTATCTAAACAAGACAGTATTTTTGATTTAGGAAGTCCTAAAAAAATACAAAGACTTGACCCAGAAGTTAATGATGATTTATTTTATTATTTAAATACAGAAAAAACTACTAAGATAGTTGATGGTAAAGAAGTTCCATTAAATAAACAAGTTGTTCAAGCAGGAATAAAACTTAGAGGTTTATTAGATAAAGTTAGAAATAAAGCACAAAAAGAAGGTGTAGATATATATAGAAGAGATAATTATTTTCCTAGAAAATATATTGTAGCAGAACTTCAAGATGAACTTATAAATCCCGGAACTCTTACTAAAGAAATAATGAGGACACAAAATATAAGTGAATCTCAAGCTTTAAAAATTATTCAAGACATGATAGATAATAGAACTTTTTTTGGTGCTTCTATAATGGATGTATCTAAAGATGTAGATTCTATAACTAGACTTCCCGGACTAAGTAAAGAAAGAGTTTTTTCTGATATTGATGATGTTAAAATTTCAAAGTATTTAGATACAGATATTGAAACTGTATTAGCTGATTATGTGCATCAATCTACTGCTTTAATAGCTAGAAAAAAATATTTTGGTATGAATGTAAATGAATTTAAAGAAAGATATATAGATAAGATTCAAGCAGAACTTGGAGCTGGTAATAGATTAAGTGCTAGAGAAATAAAAGATTTAGTTAATATTTATAAAGTAACTACAGGTCAACAAGACCCAATAAAAAGTCCTGTAACAAGAGCTATACTAGATGGTGTTACAGTAGTAAATCAAATGGCTTTGTTACCTTTTGCTACTATTACAAGTTTTTCTGAAATAGCTGTTCCTATATTAAAAGGTGCTGGTAAAAAAGGAATACAAAAAGGTAAAGGTGAAGCTGAAGTTGGTGCAGGTGGTACTAGAACTATGTTTCAAACTGTAAAAGATTATGGAAAATTTTGGTGGAATGACATTGTTCAAGCTGAAGCTGATGTTCGTAGTAAACCTTTACGAGAATTAAACAGATTAAACAGAGCAATGACTACTGCTGGACAAGATAGAGCTTTAGCTATGTTTGGTCAAGGTATAACTCAAAAAGCTACTCAAGCACAAAATGTATTTTTTAAATATAACATATTACATGATTGGACTAGATTTGTACAGCTTACAAGTTATGAAGTAGGTAAGTCTAAAATATATGAAAACCTTTATAATTTAGCAAATAAAAAATTATCTAAAACACAAAAGTTAAGATTACAAGATGAATTAAATGAATTAGGTGTTAATATAGAAGCTGGTATTAAATGGGTTAAAGATGGTGCAAATCCTCGTGGTATTTTTTATAAAAAGAATTTTACTAAAAGTGCAGCAAGATATGTAGATGAAGTTATTATGAATCCTACTGCTGCTTCTAATCAAAAACCTTTATTACATAGTTATTTAACTACTAGATGGTTATTTGGTTTAATGGGATTCCCTACTGCATTTAGTAATACTGTGTTAAAAAATGGTATAAGAGATATAACTAGAGATGTAAGACAATTTAGTAGGGGTAGATTTACAACTCCCGGAATAGCCAGAGTTGCTTCAGGTGTTATTACTATGACAGCTATTGGAGCTTTTGGTAATATAATTAGAACTGGTGGTAAAGAATTAGACAAACTAGAAGAAGGAGAAATTAGTTTAGAAGAATTTATTGGTAATGCTTCTAGAAGAACTGGACTTTGGGGTCCATTAGAACAATATGCTAGAATAGAAGATAATAGAAGATATAGAACTTTACCAGACTCTGTGCTTAGAAATTTAGCTGGTCCTGTTATAGGTGATATTTTTGATGCTGTTGATAGAAGTGGTAGAACATCATTACAAATTGCTGTATCTAAGATACCCGGAGTTACAGTATTAAGAGCTACTAATCCTGAAGCTTATGAAGATTTAATGCAATGGGCTAGAGAGAATGATTTTTCTCAACCAACATTTGAACCTGAAGAGGATGAAGATAAACCAGTAAGACCTAGACCAGCTTTTCAGTTAGGAGGTTTAGTAGATGAATATAAATATTATAGTCAGTTATCTGAAGAGATGCCTCAAGCTATAGAAGAAACTAAAAAGTTTTTATCTGAAAGAGAAGAAAAAAGAGTTGAATCAAGTAAAAAAGTTTTAGAAGGAGTTAAGAAAGGAGATTACAGAGAAGCTTTTGAAGCTTACGAAACTTTACCAATAGGACAACAAATAGCAGGTTACATTCCTCCTGCAAGTAATATTCCTTTATCTTTAACTGGTGCTGCAGTTTATACTGAAAAAGCTAAACCTAGAATGAAAACTGTTGGAGAATATTTAAAAGGTATAAATCCAACTAGCCCTGTTCCTAATTTACCTTTTACTGTAGAAGACCCTTTATCTGCTGGTATTGCTGTTGCTGAAGGGCTTGGTGCTATACCTTTAATAGGTGCAGTTCCTAAACTAACTGCAAAAGGTTTAAAAACAATCAGAGCTAGAAGAGGCGATGATACCATGGGAGGTGGTGGAAACCTAGTTCCTAATATAAAAGTTAAAGTAGATGAAGCTGGGTTTACTTCTAATATAGAAGAAGTAGCTGTTAATAATTTAAAACAACATAAAAATGCACAATCTTTAGTAAATTTTTTACAAAGCCCTAGAAGAGGATTTAAAAAACAAGAGTTAGAGTTTATAGATTTAAACAAATTACAAATAACAGAAGACACTACACCTAATGATGTCATACAATATATTCAAGAAAACAAACCACAATTAAGTAGAGTAGTAAGAACAGATTCTCCTACTCTTACATCAGGAATACAAGATGATGTTCAAGATTATTTAACACTTGATGAACCTATGACAAGACAATTTTTAAATGAAGATATTGAATATGCAGCTAGAACAGAAATAGCAATGCGAGATGGAGGTAATGAAGCTTATAAAGGTGCTACAGATGAAGAGATATTTGAAGCTGTAACTAAAAACCGAGAACAGGAAGGTTATGAATATTTAACTGGTAATATAGAAGGAACTGACTTTGCTTTATTTGGTAATCAAGTTGAAGGTTATCAAGCTACTATAGGAATTGGAGATAATAGAACATTTCTTACGGATGATTTTGTAGCTAAAGATGAAGGTTTAGTTCAATTAAATTCTTATTTAACTCAAAAAGGTTTACTTACTAAAAATATAAAAATTAATCCGGCTGAAAAAATTAGGAGTCAAGAAGGTGTTCCTGATACTTTATTTACAGGCGAAGATACTTTACCTACAGAATATAGTCACTTATCTAGCTTTAAATTGTCAGATGGTGGTAGTGATGAGTATAGAGAAATACAAATGTACTTAGAAAATCCAAAAGAAATAGATTATAATCCAGAGTTTATTGAAGCAATAAGAGACCATTTTCCAGATACTAAAGGTGTAAATGAATTACTACATTATAGAGTTAGTAATAGGATAGATACAGATGGTAAAAAAGTTTTATATGTAGATGAAATACAATCAGATGTACATCAATTAGGTGAAAAATATGGATATATATCAGATGTAGATAGAGCTGGAGTAGTTCCTGATTTTCCTTATAAAGATTTAGCATGGGTAGAAGTAGCTGTAAAAGATGCAATTCAATTAGCTATAAAAGATGGTGGATTTGATAGAGTAGCTTTTTCTGACCCTCTTACACAATTAATAAGAAATCAAAAAGAAGCTAATTATATACATAATTTTAATATTACTCGTGGAGACAAAAGGTATGCGTTATCAACAAATGGCGTAGACAAATATAAAATATTTAATCCTAAAGACCTTACTAAATTACAATCTCAAGATATATTATTCAATACAACTCCAAAAGTTCTTGATGGTTTTTCTTTAGCAACTAAAATAGATACAGTTGACCAAATGATTAGAGAATTAGGATTAGATGGACTACTTACAAAAGCAGTTACTGCTGCTTCAGAGGGTAGAAAACCTTTAGATACTGCTATGGCTATAAGGTTAAGAGAGAATCCAGAAGATTTTTATCTTCAATTTATTAAAGATAACAATATAACAGAACTAGATGATATTTTTAATAAATTAGATAATCTTCCTAGCATTAATGATTTGTCTGACATGTCTAGAATAAACAATGGTATAACTATAGATGTAAATAAATTAGCTTTAGGAGAAGGTAAAAAGTTTATAGATATTTATGGAAATTTAATACCTAAAGCTCTTAAAAAAATAGGTAGAGAACAGTATAATATAGAACCTAAAACAAATAAAATTTTACTTGATGAATCAGACAAGACTGTAAGTTCAGATGAAGTTTATCAAGCTTTTCAACAACAAACAGAAGAAATAAAAGCTAGAGTAGAATTAGGATTAGGACCAAGAAATCCAAAAGCACGGATTGAGGTCAATGGTAAATTTATAAAACCTCAAAAGTTAAAAACTATTTCATTAGATATATCGCCTGAAATGAAAAAGCCATTAAAATTATTTGCTAGAGGTGGTATAGTAGTTGGTCAGGATAATGTTCCTTTTACTAAAGAAAATCCAGCAGATAGAGTAGACCCTTTTACAAAACAGCCTTACTCAGCACAAATGGAGGAATTAGGATTAGATGTTTTTCAAGAAAGATAATAAAATGGATATAGAACTTTGCAAAGCTGAAATAAAAAGACACGAAGGTGAAGTGTTAAAAATATACGAAGATAGTTTAGGCTATAAAACTTTAGGTATTGGACATCTTTGCCAACCTGAAGACCCCGAGTATGCTTGGGAAGTAGGAACTAAAGTATCTCAAGAAGTTGTTGATATGTATTATGAACAAGACTTTGAAAAACATTATCAAGAAACTATACATGTCTTTGGTAGCGAGGAAGACTTTGAAAACTTACCAGAACCTATACAAAGAGTGTTAGTTAATATGTGTTTTAATTTAGGTGGTACTAGATTATCTAAATTTAGAAATATGTTAAAGGCTTGTAGAGAACATAACTGGGATGAGATGGCTAGACAAATGGAAGATAGTCGTTGGTTTGGACAAGTAGGTAGAAGAAGTATTGAATTACAAAAGATAGTATTAGAATGCTGCTCTACCTAGAAACAGATTTAGATAATGCGTATAGGTTAGATTGTAAAGCTAGAACTAAAGCAAATCAACCTTGGATATTAAGAGAACAATTTAGAAGTTTATATGAAGATTTAATTAATCTACATTTAACTAAAGCAGAACAGGAGAATATATTAGTAGATGATGTACCTGAATGGGTGCTTAATTCTATTGATGCAATGTTAGAGGCAACCTTAACTTTAGAGAGAGAATAATATGAAAAATATGTTAAAAAATATAGTAGGAACAATAGCTCCAACATTAGGTACTGCCCTTGGTGGTCCTATGGGTGGTATGGCAGCTAATATGATAGCTGATGTGTTAGGAGTTCCTAATACCCCAAAGGCTATAGAGAAAGCTGTAGCTGAAGCAACTCCGGAACAGATGTTAGAACTTAAAAAAGCTGAACAAGCTTTTGAAGTTCAAATGAAAGAGCTTGAAGTAGATGTATTTAAACTAGAAGTTGCTGATGGTCAAGATGCTAGAAGTAGATTTAGTAAGGACTGGACAGCCCGTATTATGGGTGTAGCTGTTGTTGGTGGATTTATGGGATATATATTTTTAGTAACCCTTCAACCACCAGAACAAAACAGCGAAGCATTAATTAATTTAGTATTAGGTTATCTTGGTGGTTTAGCATCGGCAGTAATTAGTTTTTATTTTGGAGCTTCCAACACTACTAAAGACTAATGGAATCGGCAGTATCATTAATAAGTGAAGTAGGTTTTCCTATAGCAGCAGCTTTAGGTTTAGGTTTATTTATATGGAAACTTATCAATAGAATTATTGATGGTATGGAAACTAAACTAGATACTTTAGATGATAAAGTAAAAACATCTTTAGATACTATGGAAGAAAGAGTATCTACAAAACTTGATAGTCAATATGGAATTATTGTAAGTTTAATTGATAGAGTAAGAGCAATGGATAATCAATCAATTAGACAAGATGTATTATTAAAAACTTTACTAGGTGTACCAAATTTAGTAGACATAGATAAAATAGCAAAGGCAGATAGAGATGACCAACGAAAAGATTGATAATATTTGTTACGGATGTATGGCATTCTGGACTGGGTTAGTTATGTTTATTTCAATAAATAATTTATTAGCAGATGAAATGGTACATCAATTTAAAAACCCTAGCTTTAGTGGTGTGGGTACATCTGCACATTATCTTACTATAGAGAACCAAGAGTTTAATAGAAAGATGAGTATCAAAGAAGAACTTAAAGCTTTACAAGAACAAATAGAAAGAGATAAAGAGAATACAACACTTGCAAGATTTATAAGAAACTTAGAGTCTAGAATATATGCACAGCTATCAAGACAATTAGTAGAAAACTTGTTTGGAGAAACTCCTAGTGATAGTGGTGTATTAAATTTAGAAGGTAATACTATAGAATATAATGTAGAAGATGGAATAATAACATTAAAAATTACGGATAGCGATGGAAATACGACAATTATATCTTTGCCTATTGGCAGTTTTACTTTCTAGTTGTGCAGTTATAACTCATAATCAAGATTTAACTTTAACAAGAGATACACAACCTGCTAATATTTTAAATTTACAATCAGAAGAATTGTATAATTTACCTGCTGCAGAACAGAAACCAGTTATAGCAGTATATCAAAATAGTTTTCAAGATTTAACAGGGCAACGAAAAAGTAACAGTAGCTTTGCTTTGTTTAGTACAGCAGTTACACAAGCTCCTGAAGCCTTACTTATCAGAGCTTTAAAACATGCAGCTAACGGAGAATTTTTTAGAGTTGTTGAAAGAGTAGGATTAGAAAATCTTACTAAAGAAAGACAACTCATTCGGTCAACCAGAGAAAACTTTGAAGAAGAATTAAAGCTTCAACCTTTATTATTTGCTGGTCTTATAATACAAGGTGGAGTTATTAGTTATGATACCAACATTGAATCTGGTGGTATTGGTGCTAGGTATCTAGGAATAGGTAATAGTAAACAGTACCGAGAAGATGTAGTAACTATATCATTACGATTAGTTTCTGTATCAACAGGTGAAATATTAATAGAAACTACAGTATCTAAAAATATTTTATCTACAAGTGTTTCTCAAGATATTTTTCGTTTTATTGAAGCTGGTACTGAACTGGTAGAAATAGAAGGAGGAGTTGCTGAGAACGAGGTGGGTTCTATAGCTTTGCAAAAGGCAATAGAAGCTGGAGTATTTAACTTAATAGAAATAGGAATAAATAGAGGGTATTGGGAATATGAAAAAATTAAAATTGATGAGCCTAGTTGTGATGTTGACTGCGTTGACAGCATACGGGGCTGATAATGAAATATATATTGACCAATCAGGTGCTACTGCTAATATAGATTTAGAACAACTTGGTTC